AGACAGACTTGGCTATATGCCAAAAGTGACTGTTGACACTAATTGGCCTTTCCCTGCTACACAACAAGACTATGTAGCTCCTGAGTTTGAAAAGCCAGTAAAGCAACAAGTTAGAAAACCTAAAGTAGTTGCTAAAACTGCTCGTAAAAAGAAAGCCTAATATGATTGAGCAATTAGTCGAAAAAGTGTTTGCTGCTCGTAATGAAGCTCATATAGCTCATTGGGCTACTAAATCTTATGCTGAACATAAAGCATTGCAAAAATTTTACGACAGTATTATTGATTCAGTTGATAAATTAGTTGAGGCATATCAAGGTCAATTTGGTCTTATTGAAGTCAAAAAACTTGAAGCTGATTTAGAAAAACCTATTTTGTATTGGCTCAATGAAGATGTAAAATGGATACAAGAAAATTGTGATGCAATTACTGGGGAAGTTCAAGCCCTAGAAAATATCCTACAAGAAATTGAAGCTATATATTTAAGTACCATTTACAAGCTAGAGAACCTTTCGTAAGGAATATAAATGTCAGCAGTCTACACAGTTAACCGAGATGGCATCATTAGTGCCGCATTACGTACATTAGGCGTAATTGGTGCAGGTGACCAACCTACTCCAGTTGACTATCAGAACTGTGCAGAAGCTCTTAACATTTATATTAAGCAATTACAGACTAAGGGTTTACCATTATGGAAGTTAGACACAGTAATAGTTCCAATGGTAGTAGGTCAAAAGATTTACACTATCGGCCCAGGATTAACTTGTGACGTAGTAACAGATAAGCCATTGCGTGTTGTTATGGCATTTATCCGTAACCCACAAGGTAACGATACTGTACTGCAACAAATGGCTCGTCAACAATATATGCAGTTAGGCGTTAAGACATCACAAGGTGTCCCTAACCAATTCTATTACGACCCTAAATTAGATACTGGTTATCTGTATGTTTATAACGTACCAAGTGGTACAGGCTATAACATTCACTTACAAGTCCAAATGCCATTGGAAGATGTATCTAACCCAACATCTACACCACAATTCCCTAGCGAATGGTTTAACTGTTTGAAGTTTGGACTAGCTGATAACGTAGCTATGGAATATGGAGCTTCTGCTCAAATGCGTGCAGAACTAGCAGGACGTGCAGCCAAGCTAGAAGAAGAGATGACTGATTGGAGCCAAGAAGAGGCTTCTACATCTTTCATGCCTGAGTTTAGATTCCGAGCAGGCTACTAATGGCATTAACTCGTGTTCCTCTAGGTCATAACATTGGCTCCCGTAATGGGACTTTAGATAAAGATTCTAAGCTCGGTAACGCGATTATTGAGGTTGAAAAGAGTGAATCTATCTCTATTGTTAAACGCCCAGGTATGGTGGAATACCAATCAGTAGGTGCAGGTGAAGGTCTTGGCATTTTTGCCGTAGGAAGTCACTTCTTCTCTATTGTTGGCGATACATTCTATGACAATGGAGTAGCTAAAGGTACTGTAGACGATACCGATGAATATGACTTTATTGCTTCAATTGACCAAACCGTTGTCTTCTTTAAGAACGAAGTTAAAGGTTATGTATATACAATCGCTACAGGAGTCATTCTAGACCTTCAGGGAACGATTACTACTCAAAGTGGTACTACGGTATCAGGTAGCCCTACAGTAACGCTATCAGCTTCTAATTCAGCCATTCAAATCGGGCAAACAATTACTGGAACTGGTATAGTGTCAGGTACATATGTACTAAACATTTTTGGTACAACCCTAACATTAAGTCAAAATGCCTCTGCAAGCGGTACTGTTACTCTTACCTTTACTACCTCTTATCCTGCTTCTACTGTATCGGGTGCAGTTTTTGTTGACGGATACTATGTAGTTGGTACTGCCGATGGACTGTTGTTTAATAGCAACGTTCAAGACCCAACCACTTGGCAAGCAATTAATTACATTGGCGTAGTATCTGACGCGGATAAGCTAGTAGCTATTGGTCGTACTATTAACTACATCGTAGCTATGGGTGCTGAAACAACCGAATTCTTCTATGATGCAGGTACATCTCCAGGCAGTCCGTTCCTGCCGTATCAAAACTCTGTATTGCAATTTGGTGCAGCAGCAGAAGATAGCCTAGTTCAGATGGATAACACTCTTGTATGGGTGTCTACAAACCGTCAAAAGGGATTTCAAGTAATGGCTTTGGCGGGTCAAACCCCTCAAATCATTTCTAACCAATACATTGAACGAATCATTAATAATGCAGACCCTGATTTAATGTATGGATTTAGTATTAAGACTGCAGGTCATTCTTTCTACATATTAACCCTTAGAGATACAGGGTATACCCTAGTATATGACATGGCTCAAAAAGGTTGGACATATTGGACTTCTACTGAAAACAACGTAGAAGGCTACTTTAAATGTATCCACTACACCAAGTTTGAAAACTATAACCTTCTTCAGCATGAAACTAACGGTAAATGCTATATCCTAAGTCAGAATTACTACAATGACTATGGCAATCCTATTACCGTATTGTGTCGCACCCCATTAGTAGACTTTGGCAATAATGACCGTAAGTTCTTTAACGGTGCTCAGGTAGTAGGTGATAAGATTGATTCGTATGCTCTATTACGCTATACCAACGACGATTATCAGACTTACTCTAATTGGGTAAGTATTAACCTTAATAGCTCCAAGGCTCAAGCTAATAGGCTAGGTCAGGGGCGTAGACGTTCATTTGACTTATTACACGCAGATAATGTACCCTTGAGACTTCAATATTTAGAGATTGATTTTGAGCAAGGGGAAAGTTAACTGTGAAATTAAGCCATATTCCAACCCATTTTGTTGCACAAACGTGGGATAAAGTAGCACCATTTATTGCAAATGCGTTAGAATATGCGGAAGATGATTATACATTAGACCAAGTAAAGGTTTACTTATCTACAGGTCAATGGATATTAATAGTTGCGGTAAACGAGAAAGATGAAATAGTTGGGTGTTCTACAGTTTGTTTTTACAACTACCCAAATCATAGAATTGCTTTTGTAACTACCATTGGTGGTAAGTTTATTAGCGATTCAGAGATTTTTAACCAATTTAAAGTTTTATTAAAATCCTTTGGAGCCACTAAAGTTCAAGGAGCCGCTAGAGAATCAATAGCAAGATTGTGGCGAAGAATAGGTTTCAAAGAAAGACACATTATAGTCGAGGCTAAAATATGAGTTTTATAAAGAGCAAGCATAGCGGATGGACACATGAACTCAGACGCACTCCTTTTGGTGGAGGCGGTGGTGATATTGTATCTGGTATCGGTGACGCTTTTTCAAGTGTTGGTGATGTTGTAGACGATGCTTTAGTTGGCTTAGACAAAACTGTTGGAGAAGCTATCCCAGGTGGTTGGACTACTGTAGGTGCAGCAGCACTAGCGGCAGCAACTATGGGTGGCTCTCTAGGTGCAACAGGTGCATTAGAAGCGGGAGCCGTAGCTTCTGCCGATGCCACTGCCGCAGGATTAGGATTCTCTTCTGCAGCCGAAGCTATTAGTGCAGGTGCTATTAGTGCCGAAGCATTGGGACTTCCTGCAGCCGTTACTGCCGCAGACTTAGCCTCAGTTGCTGGTAGTGCTTCAGCAGGTTGGGCTGGATTAGGTCTTGAAGCTGGTGTAGCAGGTGGAGTTGCAGCAGATGCAGCATCCATGTTCTCACCTGAAATGATTGCAGCAGCTAATGCTTCTTCTGACCCTATTGGAATGTTATCTTCAATGTCAGGTATGACTGCACAAGAAGTAGCTGCAGCAGTAGGCCCTGGAGCACAAACATCAACCCTTGGTAATATCCTTGGTTACGCTAAAACTGCAGCCCCTATTGTTGGTGGCATTAGCAAGTTGATGGGTGGCTATCAAGCTATCCAAGCAGGTAAGCAAGTTAACCCTAACCAAGCAGACCCATTTAGCCCATATCGTTCACAGTATGCAGGTCAACTGCAAAACTTGATGAACAATCCTAATAGTGTTACTCAGACTCCAGGTTATCAGTTTAACTTGGCTCAAGGTCTACAAGGATTACAAGCTCAACAAGCAGCACAAGGTCGCTTAGTATCAGGTGGTGCATTGATTCAAGGTCAACAGTTTGGACAGCAATTAGCATCACAATCATACAATGACCAACTTAAAACATTGATGACTCTATCAGGTGCTAATCAATCTCCTGCTACTGGAGCAGCAGCAATGCAAAGCGTTGGAGCATCTAACCTAGGTTCTACATACGGTGGCTGGCAATCAATTGCAGGTGGCTTAGGGCAGATTGCTAATCCATTGGCTACATTGTATTCAAACTACAATAACCCATCACCTAATCCATCAGCTTAAGGACATATCATGGCTGGACAAGCAACCGAACTATTTAACTTAGCAAGCTCTTTTGACCCATACGGTGCATTCCGTCAGGGCATGATGCAACCTCAAAAGTATGACATTCAACAAGCAGTATTGGATGAGCAGACCAAAGAAATTGAAGCTGACAAGCAAGTAGGTTTAGCTCAACAAACAGGACAACAAGGACAACCTGCACCATTAGCTAAAATGGCTAATCAGATGATTCCTAATGCCAAGTTATACAACGAAGATGGTACATTGACTGTTGCTGGCGAAATGAACGACATGATGACTAACTCTGCCAAACTTGCTAAACAAGGCAAGATGATGGCTATGCAAGCATCATTAATTGAAGACCCATATCAACGCGTTCAAGCTATGTCTGAGTCTCGCCGCTTAGTTCAAACCGCTCAAGCCGATGCTATTAAAGCTCGTGAATTAAATGACAAGATTAAGTCTGATTCTATTTATGCAGCAGCTACTGCAACGAATCAATCTCAATGGGATGCAGCAATTCAGGCTTATCAGAATTCAGGGCTTCCTTTACCACAAGGAATACCTACTGAATATAGCCCTGAGAATGCTAAGAAAATTACTGCACTAGCTCCGGCGGCATTGCAGTCAAAGATTAACAATGACATTATTAAGCGTAACCAAGATGCTCGTAATGCCAAGTTACAAGACCTCAAACTAACCAAAGAAATTGCTAACCTACAAGGTGGCGGTGATGGTATTGGTGGTAAAGAATTTAAAGATGTAAGAGGTCAATTGGTTGGATTACGTAACTATATCCCTGATTCTGAAATTAAGAAACTTGGTGCTAAAGAAATCCCTGCCGTATCTACAAGATTAGAAGCAGCAGAACTTACTGATGAGTTAGCTCAAATGACTGCTAAGAATCCTAAAGCCACAGGTATTGTTGGTGGATTCTTTCAGAACTTTGAACGCTTCTTACCTGACCGCTATGATGCTGAAACAACTGGTGAGTCTGTTGGTCAAAAGATTAATTCTGAAATTGACAAGTTACAAAGCTCTAAGAAATATACTGCCGATGAAATATCTGAGGCTCGTTTAATTGCTAAGAAAGCAGTAGACGTTATCAATGCTCGTGCATTAGCAGCGTCTGGTGGTAGCCGTATATTAGTATCAGAACTTCGCTTACAAAAGGATGTTTTAGGACTTGATAAACTTACTCCTAAATCTGCTCCTTATGTTTACAGTGAGTTGGCTGAAAGCGATAGAAAAGCTCTCAAACGTTTTGGTATTGACCCATCAACAATTAAGCGTACTGTTGAACCTATTAAGCCCGAAGCCCCTGAAGATAAAGCTGGCCCAACAAACTTTAAAGCAGAAGCTAATAAAATGTTTGGTAACTATGAGCCTAAGAAGTATAAATATGGCAAGGATGAAAAAGGATTCTATAGGGAGCCTTTATAATGGCTAGAGAATACGCACCTGAAGTTGCTACAGAAGATGTAGCATCCACAGAATCAACTTCTAAAAGAGAATATGCACCTGCCCCAAAGATGACTGCAGGAGATGTTTTAGAAAGGGCTACTGCTCTTCCTAAAGCAGTTATTCAAGGCGTAGGTAAGCTAACTGGTCAAAGTATGACTATGGAACCTACAGAGCCTGTTCAGAAGAGTTATGGTGAGCGTGGAGTTGAAGCCGCCGCCTCTACTGGCTTAGGTGCAACTATGGGATTAGTCCTTCCTAAAGCACTGCAAATGGTTCCAAATCCTGCTATTCAAACTGCAGGTAGAGCTATGGAGTTAATTCCTCCTTCTCAACGTATGTTAGGCGGTGCTACAGGCGGTGGATTAAGTTCATTAGCTAGTCAGACTGCTGAATCCTATGGTGCTCCTACTGCCGTTAAATTACCATTAGAAGTCTTGTCTGCAGGTATCGGTGATATTGTTGGTCAAAAGCTAACTACTGCAGCAGGAAACTTAGCTAAATCCTTTTACTATGGTGCAAAAGGCAACCTTCCGTTAGCAACCTCTTACTTTACTGGTGCATTTGGTCAACCAATGGAAGAGCGTTTGAAGGCGGCATCAACACTTCAAAGGCAAACATTTGGTAAGCCTACTCCTGAAACAGTTGCAGGTGAGACTACTGATAAGTTCCAACGTGAAGCTCAAGACGCACTCAAGAAGCAATATGGATACGGCAAGACTACCGATGTCTATGCTCCTGAAACTGGTACTGAAGTTATGGTTCCAGGTACAGATATGCGTGTTCCAGCTAAAGGAATTCAACCTGCAACACTAAAGCCAACAGGTGAGACCGTTACTAAATCCTTGCCTAAAGATGCAAATGGTAATGAAGTTCCTGTATCTCAAGCACTTCGTGAAGACTTTTATAATGGAGTTAATCAAGTTATATCTAAAGTAGCACCTGAGCAAAGGTTCTCTTCTAGCCCTGAGTATGCTCAATTTCTTGCTGACTTAGAGCCATTAGTCGCTAAAGGTTCAGCAGCAGGTGGTATTAGTCGTGGCGACCTTAACTCTTTGAAACAAGCTCTTGGGACTGATATGGGTAGCATGGGTTCACGTCAACAGTATGCTCAAACAGTAGATAACCTTATCCGTAAGTGGCAAGGTAAACCAAATCAAACTGGTATGAGTGCTATTGATTCTGAAACGGCAGGCAATATTCGTAAACAACTCAGAGAGAACTTTGGTTTATGGTCTGAGCGTAATGGATTAGGTACTCCTGAAAAGAATTATCGCGCTGCATATACTGCGGAGAAAAACGCACAAGCTAAGGATAATATCCCTTATGTTATTTCTCATTATGGTGATAAACCTCAAGCAGATAAAATGGCAATGCAAATTGCTAAAGACCCTGAATTAAAATCAGAGCTAAATAAAGCTCTTCGTCAACAATTGGCTAATACTCCAACTGAAAAATTGGTTGAAGAGTTTAAGCGTATTGACAAGTTAGTGGTTCGTGCTGGATTATCTAATCCTAAAGAGATGGCTGAATACCGTAGACTTGTTAATCAAATTGATGCAATTAAAAAGCAAGGTAAAGATGCAACTCCTTATCTTGAAAGATTAAAAGCAGGAGTTATCCGTTCTGCAGCAATCGCAGGTGCAGCTCAAATACCTAGTGAAGTATCTAAATTACAAGGACAATAATATGCCATTGAAATCAGGTAAAAGCCCTAAGACTATTTCATCTAATATCCGCACTGAGATTAAGGCGGGTCGTCCTCAGAAGCAGGCAGTAGCAATTGCAATGAGCAAGGCAGGTATGTCTAAGCCTCGTAAGAATGCAGCTAAGAAGATGCCTAAATAATGCCTGGATTAGCTCCTCCCCCATCTGTAGACCAAGATATTAATAGTCGCCAGTTTAGAGACTGGTTCTATAGTATTTATGCCTTGATTGGAACTCCTGGTTCTACTCTTGGAACTATGGCTTATCAGAACTCTAACTCTGTAGCTATTACAGGTGGAGCAATTGGTGGAGCAGGCATTAGTGGCTCAACAATCAATAGCACTCCTATTGGTTCATCTACTGCAGCATTTGGTAAATTTACAACCCTAGAAGCAAACACATCATTAAAGACTGATACCTTAACTGGTTATCTTTATGGCAATGGTTCAGGTGGTAACGTATCTGCTTCCACAACCATTCCCTACACAGACATAAGTGGTTTGGCAACAGTAGCCCACACAGGGGCATATTCAGACCTAACCGGCACTCCAACTGGATACACCGGAACAATAACCACTGCAAAACTAACAACTCTTGGCTCTAATGGAAGTATGACATTTACCAACGGTATCCTTACATCGCAAACTCAAGCAACCTAATATTATGTCAACCAACCTCACGGATGAGCAACTAGAAGAACTCGTTGAAAAAGTAACAGAACGAGTCATTAATAACTTTTATCAATCTATTGGCGAATCTGTTGTAAAGAAAGCTATTAAATTGATTGGTATGGGTGTGGTTGCATTGTTGTTATATTTGGCTGGCTCTGGACAAATCTCTATCAAATGAAAGTAGCTCATGCCAGACTTCGGACTATCCGAGGGGATAAAAAGCGTTAGTGGGGCTATGGATGGCACAAGAGAAGCCACCAAAGGACTAACGAGCAGTATTGAAGCAGTACAAAAAGATGCAGTAGATGTAGCAAAACAACGGATAGAGGCAAAGAGAAAAGCCCAACAGGTCAAACCTGACCATACCGTTCTAAGAGCCTATAACGAATATACGCTCCTACTAGAAGTAAAAAAACTAGAAGAGCAAATGAAGCAAGAAGTAACTAAGAAATATGGTTCAAAGGCTTGGAATGATATTCAAGTTATTAAAGCCAGAATGTTGAAAGAAGAGAAGGAGAACCAAGTGGAGTATCAGGACGAATTAAAAAAGGTACGTAGAGTTCAGTTCTACTGCTTTTTAGTTGCCGCTTGGATTGCTTGGTATTTAACTTGGGGTATTAAGGAGTAATTATGTTTGGAATTGATGACATCGTATCAGTAGGTTTAAAGATTATCGACAAGGTAATCCCTGACCCTAAAGCTAAGGCAGAAGCTGAAGCTCAGATTATGGCTATGGCTAATGAAGCTAAGAAGATGGAACTCGAAGCTGACATGAATGAGCAGGATAACGTATCAGAGCGTTGGAAAGCTGATTTGGCTAGTGACTCTTGGTTAAGTAAGAATATACGTCCTATGAGCCTTATAGCTATCTTTACAGGCTACTTCTTATTCGCTATGATGTCAGCCTTCGGATATGAAGCAAATGAAGCCTATGTCACCCTATTGGGTAACTGGGGGATGCTCGTGTTCGGGGCGTATTTTGGGTCTAGGAGCCTGGAGAAGGTTGCACAAATGAAATATAAGGCTGAGAATGGAAAAGAATAAATTAAGTTTTTGGGTTACTGTATCGGTAACTATTACTTTGTGCATAGTTGTTTTAGGTATGGTAGGTACGCTATTGGCGGCTATCCTTGACCCAACTATTCCAAATGACCCTATTTTGGCTATTATTGCCCCCAGTTTTAACATGATTATTGGGGGCTTTATAGGGCTAATTACAGGCATCCATATGGCGCAAGGTGAAGATGATGACAAGTGATCAATTAAATGCTTTGGGCATTGATGAAAAATGGCTAGACCCATTAAATGAAACTTTTGCTAAATACGAAATTAATACGCCAAAACGCCAGGCGTGTTTTCTTGGCCAAACCCGTCATGAAAGCATGAATTTTAAAGCTACTAAAGAAAACTTAAATTATTCAGCTAAATCTTTAATGGCAACCTGGCCATCTAGGTTTCCGGATATGGATACTGCAATGCAATATGAACGCCAGCCGGAAAAAATAGCCAGTAAGGTTTATATGGGCCGTATGGGCAATACAACCCCGGAAGAAGCCGCCGCATACATTGGGCGCGGATTAATCCAAACCACCGGCAAAGAGAACTACGCGCATTGTGGTGAAGCTTTAGGGGTGGACTTGATAGCTAACCCCCATCTTTTAGAAGAACCGCGCTACGCCGCTTTATCGGCTGGCTGGTTTTGGAACAAAAAAGGATTAAATGCCTTGGCAGACGAAGGCACAAAAGATTCGTTTGATGTAATGACAAAACGTATTAATGGTGGTTTACTTGGTGTTGATGACCGTAAAACCAAAATGATTGAAGCACTTAACGTACTAGGCGGCTAATATGCACAACGAAAAACACGAAGAAGTTGAATCAAAAGCAATGCAAAAGAAAGAAGATAAGCAAATGATCCAGTTGCGTAGCGGATTATTTGAATTAAAACGTGAACTTAAAAAGCATGAAAGTGAGCCTATGAACAAGGCCCACCCAAAATAATTATTTAATTCTTGCTACTTTGGCCCGGCGCAATACTTGTTCGTATTGTTCCTTGGCCTGGTCATCTAATTTGCGTAATGGCAGATTTTGCCAATAAGACCATTTATCTTTGTATTCTTGAAGTTCTGAAGGTGGTACCCAACCTGATAAACGCCATCGAATGGTTATATCGGTGCCGCTAATGGTCCAAATATGTTCATTCATTTTTTCCCCTTAATATCTATGTTTAGGCATACAAGTTACTTCTACTGGAATGTCAGCGGTAAAGCCGTTAATCTGACGTTTAGTAGTAATTACATGGGCACGTAGGCCAGCACCTTCACATTCAGTAACCCCATTAATAACTTCATTCCGGGTTAATGCGGCTACTTGTTTATCTAATATTAACTGTTGGGAAGGGGCTTGGCTATACACGGTGCCGGAAGTGCTATTGCAACCCGTTAAAAATAGCATTGCTAGGACAAATCCAACCATCAATACGCCAACACCAATTTCATTGGCTAAATGTTTCCAGCGTTTAATACGGGCTTGTTTAGCTTCCCAGGCCAATAAATTGTTATAGGCTTCCCGATCCCCCCAGCCCTTATCCACCATACGTTGTAGGTTTTCTTGTTTGGCTTGATATGCCCAATACGCCTGGGCTTGTTTTTCTTCATGGTCCATGTCAATTCCTTTATTTATCACCGCAACATTGCGGTATTTGTTAATTTACTAAAGTTTTCTTTAGTTGTAAAGCGTAATGGTGCAACTAAACAACGTAAGGCGTGAATTTGGCAACTGCGGCTAATTGGGTGGAAACTGGAAAAAACCCCAAATTGTTGCATCCTTCAACGTCCAGTTAACCGCCCTTTAATTTATCTACAAATAGTTACCCATTGGCAACCACCGCCGCCGCAAACGTATTGTTGCCAGCAATTGGCTTGTTGGGCCACGGCAAAAATAATAATTTGTTGTTGGTCTGATGGAATATCTTTCCACATTAAAAAACCAATAAACAAAAATGCTAATCCAACGGTGCCCAACGCCAGGGTAGGCGCAACTGCTTTTTCATATTTGGTAGCGTAATGGGATGTAGCTACTTCAGCATAAGCTTTACGAGCAGAATCACGATCAGCAATTTCTAATTTAGCGTATTCAAGGTCCAATTCTTTAAGCTTCATAGTAAGTTCAGGGTTGCCAGTTAAAGCGGCCGTAACGCCTTCTACGGTGGCATCATCAACGCCTAGCTTGCTGGCTAACCATCCTATTGCCGCACCGCCGGCTGGACCAGCAACGGCAGTAGCTAATACTGGCGCAACGCCTTTAAGTATTCCTAGTAAAGTGTCCATCATTTTTTAGTTCTTTCTTCAATTAATTTAACCCGTACATGAAGTTCGTGAACTTCTTTATAAATTTCTTCACGCATTTTTGCCCGTTTTTCTGCAGAAATTGGGCTATCTGTTGGTATGCCTTCGCTAGTAATTAGGGCTGGCATTTTGCCTTCTATTTGGGTTAAACGGGTTTGGAATGAAGATACTTGGCCAAGTAGCCAAGCTATACAAGCCACCAATATTGGAATAATTGCTTTTAGTAAATCTTGCATATTCATTTAAAACGCCCCCAAAATAAACTTTAGCCACAAGGTTACAATTAGTGCCGCTATAAAACAATAAAACTGAACCCGTCTTACCGCTTTTAAATCGTGTTGATATTCTTCATTATCTTTACGTTCTAAATTTTCAATATCAAGCTTAATTCTTAACAATGCATCCCATTCTTTAGCACCATATTTTTTAACAAAATCAATTTTTAATTTTGCTTCTTCATCACTTATTTGTTTCTTATGTTTCCATTGTTCTAAAGCTTTAATTAATGCACGTTCTTTTTTAAATTCTGCTTCACGTCTTGCCCTAATTCTTTCTTGGGCTTGTTTTTTTGCTACGTCTGTTGCATCTTGTTGAACATTTTCAATACTTTTAGATAAACTTTTACTAACTTCCCGGCTTGCATCAATGCTACCGGAAAGAGTTTTTACTCCTTCTGTTAATCCAAACGGG